ACAAGACTTAGAGGAAATGCTCGGTGTTGTCTTCGGTGAAGATGGTCAGGCACAGTTTGTTATGCCGGGCGAAGAAGACACAAACATAGAACTTGTTCATGATAGTAACTTAGCGGAAGATTTAGACGACGCTGTTCTAGACGAACTTTCATCTAATTGTTTGCAGATGTTTGAGGACGACCAAGACTCACGAGACGAGTGGCAGTCTGCGCTATCTCGTGGTTTGGATTTACTTGGTATTCGTTACGAAGAACGTGATGCACCGTTCTCTGGTGCGAGTGGTGTAACACACCCGTTGATCTCTGAATCGGTGACACAGTTTCAGGCACAAGCTTACAAAGAGCTTTTACCTGCAAGCGGTCCTGTTCGTACAAGTATTGTTGGACTTGAAACACCAGAAACAGTTGATCAAGCAAGTCGCGTAGAAAACTTCATGAACTATTATGTTATGGAGGTCATGGAAGAGTACGACCCTGATATGGATCAGATGTTGTTCTATCTTCCGTTGTCTGGTTCGACATTCAAAAAGATTTATTTTGATCACATTAGAGGTCGGGCTGTTTCTAAGTTTGTCCCCGCTGAAGATGTTGTTGTTCCATATTCTGCCACAGACTTGAGAACCGCAGAGCGCATCACGCATGTAACAAAGATGACAGAGAACGACATCCGTCGTTTGCAGGTTTCTCGTATTTACCGTGATGTAGATTTACCTGGACCGGGAAGTTCTTATAAAAGCGACGAAGAACTACAAGAAAAGCGTGACGAGTTAGACGGCATGCGTCCGTCTTATTCTGATGATGTTTACACAATTCTAGAAATGCACACTCATCTTGACCTTGAAGGTTTTGAGGACATGGATGAAGAGGGCGAACCAACAGGTGTAAAAATTCCATACACTGTTACCATTGAGCGTGACTCTGGCAAGGTTCTGTCCATCTACCGTAATTACGAAGAAGATGACTCTGAGAAACGTGCGCTGCAACACTTTGTGCATTACAAGTTTTTACCGGGTCTAGGTTTCTACGGCTTTGGTTTGATCCACATGATTGGTGGTTTGTCCTACGCGGCGACATCTATTCTGCGTCAGTTGATTGATGCGGGCACGTTATCGAACTTACCTGCTGGTTTCAAAATGCGCGGTGTTCGTATTCGTAACGATGACGAGCCATTGCAACCTGGTGAGTTCAGAGACATAGACGCACCTAACGGAGATATTCGTAATGCAATTCAGACTTTGCCGTACAAGGAACCGAGTGGCACTCTCTCACAACTCTTGGGTGTTCTGGTCGATAGTGGTCGTCGCTATGCTACTGTTGCTGATACCGCTACAGGCGATATGAACTCACAGGCTCCGGTAGGCACGACAGTTGCTTTACTAGAGCGTGGCTCACGGGTGATGAGTGCAATACACAAACGTTTGCACTACGCACAACGTCAAGAGTTTAGACTTCTTACAAAGATTATTTCTGAGACTATGGAAGCATATCCGTATGCTTTGTCTGTGCCACCAGAGACGTTCAAAACAGACTTTGATGGTCGCATTGACATCTTACCTGTTTCTGATCCGAATATCTTCTCTATGGCACAACGTCATGCACTAGCACAAACACAACTACAGATGGCGGCGCAAAATCCAGAGTTACACAATCTGCGTGAAGCGTATCGTCGTATGTATCAGGCTCTTGAGGTCAAGAACATTGACGCTCTGCTTCAGCCAGAACAACCGCCACAGCCTATGGACCCAGCGACAGAAATCTCTACAGCGTTTGCTGGCAAACCGTTTGAGGTATTCCCAGACCAAAATCAAGAGGCACATTTAGCGGCTTATGTAGCGGCACTTGTAAGTCCGGCTGTGATGGAAAACCCTGCTGTAAAAACATTGATAATGTCAAAAATGTTCCAGCGCATAGGGTTCTTGTCACAACTACAGGCGCAACAACAGGTTCAAGCGGCGTTGCAACAACAAGGCATTGATCTGATGCAAATGCAACAAATGGATCCGATGATGGCGCAACAACTTCAGATGCAAATGCAACAGCAAATGATGCAACTCGCTCCGCAGATTAACGCACAACTTGTGCAGCAGTATTTACAACAAGTCTCGCCACAGCCACAGCCTGATCCGTTGGTCGGTATCAGACAGGCTGAAGTACAGTTACAGGCGCAGGATAACCAACGCAAAGCACAGAAAGATGCGGTGGATGCACAACTTGAACAGGCTAGAATTGCACAGTCAGCGCAACAAGCGCAGGACAGATTGACTACACAGCTTGAGATAGCTGGAGAGCGCAACGAGATCAACAGAGAGCGAATTGAAACGCAAGAAGATATTGCGGTTATGAAAGAACTCAATAAGAGGACTAACTAATGTTACAGGGTTTTATTGGACCAATAGTAAATCTCGGCTCCACCTTCTTGAAAAACAGGGCTGAACAAGCGGCGGCGAAGCAGAAGCTCAAAGTTGCAAAGATCGAGGCGCAAACAAAAAAGGTCGAGCAAGATGGTGCGTGGGAGCTAGAACAGGCACGGGCAAGTCAGGACTCGTGGAAAGACGAATTATGGACCGTTTTCTTCGTCTTATTGCTATCAGCGTGTTTCTATCCTCCTGCACAGCCATACATCGAAGATGGATTTAGATTTTTGCGCGAGGACTTACCTGAGTGGTTAAGCTGGTCAATTATGGCTAGTATCGCTGCAAGTTTTGGTCTAAAGTCTATTGGACGGATAAAAGGATGAAAGCATGTTTTCATTTCAACCTAATCAGATGATGGGTATTATGGGCGGTCTACCTCAAGGTGGCGTTAGACCTTTCCAGCCGTCACGAGGACCCACAAGTTTCGGTAACAGAGCACGTTTTGGCGGTGATCCTAGACCCATGCCCCGTGGCGGGATGATGATGGGCAATCCGTTTCAAGGCATAGGCTTCGGTATGGGCGGACAACCACAACCACCGCAGGTTTCACCACAACCTGCAATTCCAACGTTTGCGCCACAACCACAACCTGCAATTCCAACGTTTGCGCCACAACCACAACCTGGTCCTATGACTGAAGATGAACGACGTATGCTTCTTACAACAGCTAATCCTTTTTCTTCTGGTCCAGACGCTATAAACCCCGTGATGGGTAACAGGTTTAATCAAGCAAGAATGGAAGCGGGTATGGGCGGTATAGCAAGTTTAATGCCTCCTCAACCAAGAATGAATACGCCGTTTGGTGGCATGGGCGGACTCGCCAATTTGTTTAGACAACCACAACCTGCTATGAGAAGACCGCCTATGCGACCACAGCCTGTTGGAAACAATACGCCTTTTGCTGTTTTGCAAGGCAGTGCTGGCATAAGATAAGGATAAAACAATGAAGACACCGATAGAGAAATTACCGAACAAAGGACTGAAAGCTCTCGCTCGTTCTGGCGAGAAGGGCAAGAAGGTCGTTGAACGCATGGGTTTTGAAAAGGGCGGCATTGTTAAAGGCACAAAATGCCCGTTTCGTGACGGCGGTGTAGTAAGAGGCACTGGTCAAGCTATCCAAGGCGGCAAATTTACTGGACTAAAATAATGGCTCTCCCAGGATCAGGTGCAATTAGTTTAAGTGCTATCGCTTCAGAGTTCGGGGATAGTACACCAAATTCCATAAGCGAGTTCTATCGCGGAGGAAGCTTAGTCCCCAACGCTGCAATAAATAATAGCGTACCAACGAGTGGAGCTATTTCGTTCGATGATTTTTATGGTGCATCTGACCAGCTATGGACGACAACTATTACAGTGGGTTCTAAGAACATTGAGATTTTTGGGACACTGGTAGCCGTCCTTTACGGCTTTGCTGATAACAGTGTCTATAATCCGGGTACGGGTTTTGGAAGTTTTGGGTCAGCTAGTGACAGCACTGTTGATTTCTATAGTGGGGCGGCTTTAGCAGGTTTGTATACAAGGGACGGCAGCAGTAATACCTTTGGGCTTGATGTAGGTGGAACGCAGTCAAACAGTGGTTGGTCTACAATGACTGTTGGTAGCACTTCGTTGAATAGAACAGACGCTTCTTTTAGCGTGGGCAATGGTGTTTCTTCGTGGAGTTGGACACTATCAGGAGACGCTAACCCGATGGGAACATCTGGAACCACAGTGGTAACGTTCGTGTAATTGTGAGTAATATGAAGATACGCATTGAAATAGACACAGCCGACCTACCAAACACAGGAACTCCTGTTGATAAGGAAGCTCGTGTTGATTTACCCAGTGCGGGAACCCCTGTTGATAAAAACGCAGGAGACGGATGCCCTGTTGCAACACAGGATATTGATGTCAATCTAGAGAATCGCCAAAAAGCCATAGACGAGTATAACTACGGTCCGTTGGATCCTAATCTAGATGACACAGGGCGGAACGATAAGTTTTGGACAAAAATAGCAGACACATTCAATACAGACATTGATGCTGCTTTGGAATCTCGGTGTGCTAATTGTGCGGCATTTAATCAAACATCAAATATGCTTGATTGTATTGCCAAAGGTATAGGGTCAGAGGGTGTAGATGATCCGTATGCTTCTATTGATGCAGGAGACATAGGTTACTGTCAGTTCCTAAAGTTTAAATGTGCTTCACAACGTGTGTGTACAGCATGGGTTTCTGGCGGTCCCATAACCGACAGTCAAATGTCAACTCAAGGTGATTTACTTTGAATGTAGTTGACTTTATTAGCAAATACCGCAAAAATCTCAATACTCGAATTGAGGACTTAACGACTACTGTTGCCAGCGGGTCTATTAAAGACATGGAACAGTATCGCAGTTTAGTAGGCGAGATACAGGGACTCTCGTTTGCCATTGATGAACTTAGTGCCCTGCTGAAAGGTTTTGACACCGATGACGAAGACTCTATTAGTACCTGACTACATAGCAGCACAACAAGAATCAAAGAAACAGGCAGAATCTCAAAAAGCATTAGACCGTGTTCCGCAGCCTACAGGTTGGCGGATTCTTGTTATGCCGTATCGTGGACGAGCAAAAACAGACGGGGGTGTGTATATCCCAGATGCTGTTGCTGACCGTGAAGCATTAGCAACTGTTGTGGCTTATGTAATCAAGGTGGGACCGTTAGCATATAAAGATCCCGAAAAATTTGGAGCAGACATGGAGCCGTGGTGTAAAGAAGGCGATTGGGTCTGCATAGGAAGATACTCTGGTTCTCGTTTTAAACTCGAGGACGGTGAGGTCAGAATTATTAACGACGACGAGGTTATTGCAACTATCGTCGATCCAGAAGACATAAAGCTTTAGGAGAAAAAGATGTCAGAACTGCCAGAACTGCCAGAACCCAAAGATGACGACGAAACAGGAACCGAGGAGTTCGAAGTTGAACTCGAAGAACAAACCTCTGAAACCCCTGAGTCGCAAACAAAGGTTGAAGAGTCAGTTGAAACAGAGACAGCTGAAGAAACAACTGAAGAAGATGTTTCCGAAAACGAGGAAGAGCTTACTGAGTACACCGCAGGTGTACAAAAACGTATCGAAAAGCTGACGTATAGAAGACGTGAGGCAGAGAGACGTGAACAGGCGGCGTTAGAATACGCAGAGGCTCTGAAGAATCAAGTCAGCCAGTTACAAAAACAACAAGAAACTAACTCATCTGCTGTTGTTGATCAGTTCGGTAACAGAGTGGCTTCAGAGCTTGAGACAGCTAAAATTGCTTATCAAAAGGCGCATGAAGAAGGCGATGCAGAAGCACTATTTCAGGCACAGCAAAATATTAGCCGTTTAGCGTTAGATCAAGCTAAATATGAAGAAGCGAAGAGAAAACTTGAGGTTCAACGTGAAGCTCCTCAAGAAGCGCAAGCACCGCAAATGCAAGCACCGCAAGCAGAAGCTGCACCACCGCCAGTAGAACCAGACCCAAAAGCGCAAGCATGGGCAGAAAAGAATGCCTGGTTTGGTGAGGATCAGTCTATGACATATGCGGCGTTTGGCATCCACAGACAATTAGTTGAGGAGGAAGGCTATGATCCAACATCTGACGATTACTATACGGAATTGGATTCGCGTATTAAGAACGATTTTCCTAGCAAGTTCCAATCGAAAAAGAAACCGCAACAAAGAGTTGCTGCGGCATCAAATTCAGCGTCTCGAACAACAACTAAAGGCGGCAAGAAAGTAATTACTTTGACTGACTCTCAAAAGGCAATCGCAAGAAAACTTAATGTTCCTTACGATGTCTATGCAAAAGAAGTTGCAAAACTACAGAAGGATACATAAGATGACAGAGAAACGCATACCTCGAGAATCGCAAACTCGTAAAAAAGAAGCGCGACGCACACCTTGGAAACCTCCTAGTATGCTGGAGGCTCCCGAACCCCCGAAGGGATTTGTCCATCGTTGGGTTCGAGTTGGGATCAGAGGCGAGGATGACAAAACAAATGTTCATGCCAAGCTTCGAGAAGGATGGGAACCTGTGAGAGCAGATGAATATCCTGATTTTGAATCTCCAACTATTGAAGAGGGGAAATTTCAAGGCGTTATTGGAAACGGGGGGCTTATGCTCTGTCGTATTCCAGAGGAAACGGTATCTGAAAGAACTGCTTATTTCCGGGATCAGACCCGCAACCAGATGAAAGCCGTTGATGAAAACCTCATGAGGGAACAACATCCCTCGATGCCTATCCAGAGCGATAGGCAAAGCCGTGTAACTTTCGGAGGCAATCGTAAGGATGTCTCTGATTAGAACTTAAATGTTTGTTTAGGAGACTAAAATGGCAAACTCAAATGGTGCATTTGGCTTACGTCCCGTTGGTAAAGTAGGGTCGGGCGCAAACACCACTGGTACGACTGAGTATCGCATTGCCACAACTAACTCAAACGCAATCTATCAAGGTTCTCCAGTTATTCCGCTTGCAGCAGGTGTTATCGACATTGTTGGCGCGGCTGCTGGTGGTACTGTGGGTATCTTAGGTGCGTTTTATGGTTGTGAATATGTAAGCTCTACTACTGGTGAAGTTGTGTTCTCAAACTTTTACCCTGGGTCGGGTGCAGACAGCAACTTTCCTGTCAAAGCCTTTGTTTATGATGATCCCATGCAACAGTTCGTAATTGCGTCTGATGCTTCTTTGACGGATGAAGCTACTGCTCGTGCAGGAACATTCGCCAATGCTAACTTCTCATCAGGTACATCTGGTAGCACAACTACTGGTATGTCCTCTGCGGCGTTAGCTGTAAGCACAATCGCTACAACGAACACTCTTAATCTTCGGATTATGGGATTTGTCGATGATGTTGAGAATGCAGACTTTTCTGCTTCCGGCATTGGTGTAATCGTTCGTTTGAACAACCACTTCAATTCACCTAACGGTGCGATTGCTGGTGGCACTGTTTCAACGACAGGTGTATAGGAGTATAGGTTATGGCTATTTCTCGCGCACAACTCGCAAAAGAGCTCGAGCCTGGACTCAATGCTCTTTTTGGATTGGAGTATAACCGATACGAAAACCAACATGCAGAGATCTTCGACACAGAGGCATCTGATCGTGCTTTTGAAGAAGAGGTAATGCTTTCTGGTTTTGGTGCGGCTCCTACAAAAACTGAAGGGTCATCTATTTCTTATGATGACGCTCAAGAGGCATACACAAGCCGTTACACACACGAAACAGTAGCTCTTGGCTTCTCTGTTACAGAAGAAGCTGTAGAAGACAATCTTTATGATCGTCTCTCTTCTCGCTACACTCGTGCGTTGGCTCGTGCAATGGCTCACACAAAGCAGGTTAAGGCTGCTTCCATACTGAACAACGCATTTACCGCTGGTGCTTCTGCTGGTGGTGACGGTGTTGCTCTTTGTGATGCAAGTCACCCGCTTACAAATGGTGGCACATTCAACAACGAACCCGCTGTTGCTGCTGATCTAAACGAGACATCTCTTGAAGATGCTCTGATTAGCATTGCTGGTTTTGTTGATGAGCGTGGTCTGATCATTGCCCTTCGTGGCACTAAGTTGATCATCCCACGTCAGCTACAATTTGTTGCCGAGCGTCTGATGGCTTCAAATCTTCGCACTGCTACGGCAGACAATGACATAAACGCTCTTCGCAACATGGGTATGTTGCCAGAGGGTTATGTCGTTAACGATTATTTGACTGACACAGATGCGTTCTTCATCAAAACTGACTCTCCGAATGGCTTCAAGCACTTCGAGAGAGCCGCTTTGACAACGCAAATGGAGCCTGATTATGATACAGGTAACATGCGTTACAAAGCTCGTGAGCGTTATAGCTTCGGCTTTAGCGATCCACGTTGCGTATTCGGTTCACCCGGAGCGTAACGATACCACATTGAAAGGGGCGGCATTGACCGCCCCTTTTTTTATGCGTATAGTAAAGATTCCTGACAGCCGCATAGGGCGGCTGACAAAAGCCACGACAGGAGATACACATGGCTAACACAACTTTTTCGGGTCCAATTCGTTCCGAGAGCACTCTTAAAACCGTAAGCAAAAACGCTACTACTGGTGTTATTACAGAAGTTACTACTATTGGTGGTGCACCTGTAAGCCTTGCTGATAGTAACGTAACTCTCACTAACGCTACACATAGCGGAAGAATATTGTTCGTTCCAGACGGAGGTCAAGACAACACTTATACACTACCAGCACCAATTGCAGGTTCTGTTTTTAGGTTTGTCTATGCAGGTGGGGCGGCTGATGCAACTGATGCAATCATTGTCACACCCGGCAACACAAACTTCTTTATTGGTGGAGTTACATTCCTTGATACAGACAACGAAGTCAGTGCAGTGTTTTCCGACGGAAACTCAAACAGCAAGATTCAAGTAAACGTTCCTGCTGGATTTGATGTCACAATCGTAGGTTTGAACACAACTAATTATCAAATTTTTGGTAGTGTCACAGGTGCAACTGCTCCCACGTTTGCTGATCAGTAGGGGGTTAACATGGCTGGTTCAGACATTAAGACCAAAAGGCTTACTGCTACAGGTGATGCTTCAATAGGTCGAGCTCGTGTCCGTCAAGTTTTAGTTACAACCGGAGGTTCTGGTACGCCAGAATTAAAAATCACAGATGGTTCCGCTTCTGGAACAGTGGTTTTGCATTGTGATCTATTGGCAAGCGAGGTTGATATCATCAGCTTTCCTGATGAGGGAGTCTTGGTCACAGATGATGTGCATATCGCCACTATCGACGACATCACCTCTATCACTGTCTTTTACAACTAGAGGCTAAGATGGCTCGAGCGGCAAAAAAGATGCCGAAGCGCAACAAACGTAATTTCCGCCCCACTAAAAGTGGGGCGGGGATGACGAAGAAGGGCGTGGCTGCTTATCGTCGTGCCAACCCCGGCAGTAAACTAAAAACTGCGGTCACAGGTAAAGTCAAAAAAGGTAGTGCGGCGGCGAAAAGGCGCAAGTCTTTTTGCGCTCGTTCCGATGGACAACGCAAGATGCACAATATAAATTGCCGCAAAACGCCTAATAAGCGTATTTGTCAAGCAAGAAAGAGATGGAAGTGCTGATGGCTAAAACAGATGAACTCCTTGCC